GCTACCGACCTGAACGAAACGGCGCTTGAAAACGCTGTTATTCAGATCGCTGCGTGGACGGACGAACGTGGCCTGCTGATCGCAGCTAAGCCGCGCAAGTTGGTTATTCCGCCGTCACTCCAGTTCGTTGCGACCCGCTTGCTCGAAACCGAGCTTCGCGTTGCTACGGCTGATAACGACATCAACGCCATCAAGAGCAACGGCTCGATCCCGGAAGGTTACACCGTTAACCACTTCCTGACCGACACCGATGCTTGGTTCTTGACGACGGATGTGCCAAATGGTCTGAAGCACTTCGTCCGTACCCCGCTCGCTCAGAGCATGGACGGCGACTTCGACACCGGCAACGTCCGCTACAAGGCCCGCGAGCGTTATTCGTTCGGCTGGTCTGACCCGCTGGGCATGTACGGTTCCGTAGGCGCTGCCTAAGGAAGCAGGGGGAGGGGGAGAGGGAAACTTCTTCCCCTCTTTTCTTTTTAGTGGTATATCTGCGTAACTAGGTGAAATTCTCGTACCGACTGCCCTAGCAGACGTAGTAGAGACGGTACGAGGCAAGTGCTACTACACGGAGAAAATCAATGGGTTTGACTACTTTTTCGGGTCCCGTAGCGTCGCAAAATGGTTTCATTGGCGGCACTCCGACTGACCCCATCACCGTCACCACTGCTGGTAACATCTCGGCCTCTTATGGTTCGACTTCGGCTACCACGGGTGACACCCGCCTTGTCTATGATAAGCTGACCTTTACTTCGACCGGTTCGGGCGAAACCATCCGCGCTTTCTCGGTTGTTTCTGGCGCAGGCGCTGCGGCGGCTGGCACGATCAACGGCATCCACGCTTCGACGGAAGTTACGACTGGCGGCACGATTTCGGGCGCTGCTAACGCTATCCGCGCTACCATTGGTGCTTCGGTTAACTCGCCGGGCGGCACTCTTGCTGCTCTCCAGTTGGACACCAACTTCGCTTCGGGCACGTCGGTTAGTGCAGCAAGTGCGTTTATCCGTGTTTCGGACAGCGGCGCTGGTGCAGGCAAGCTGACCCGCCTCATGAACATTGAGTCGGGCACAGGCGTCTTCACGGCTGCCACGAGCAGCAGCACGCTTGCTGGTGGTATCAAGGTTCGCATCGCTGGCTCGGACTACTTCTTGGTAGTTGCAAGCGCAGTCAGCTAATATGCAGATTACCGAAGAGTTTTTGCTTTCGGAGATCGGTGACTTGGAGACGGAGATAGAGAAGGCGAATACCTTCATTATCAAAGCCCAAGCCACCGTATCTGCATATAATATCCTTCTTCAACGTCTTCGGACACCAGAAGAAGTAGAGGAGAACGCTGATGGCGATGCAAACTGACGTCAAATCCACTAAGCCGCTGGCGGCTACGGGACCGTTTAAGACGCAGGCGGACAACGACATTGGGTTCCGTACCCGTATCAAAGCCATTTATGCGGCTTGCGGTACGTCGGCGGGCTCGGTCGTTATCACTGATGGTCAAAGCGGCAGCACGCTGTTTACGATGGCGACCCCAACGGCAGCCAGCACTGGCTCTGTATATATCCTGCTCCCAGATCAGGGCATCCTTGCAGAAACTGGTTTGTATGGTACGGTGACTAACACTGCTTCCGTAACCATTTTCTATGGGTGATATATGCACGCGCAAAAGAGCTACGATTTAGCAGGTAAGAGCATCTTCATTGCTCTGCCTGCCTATGACTTTAAGGTATCCTTGAAGCTGGCGGTTTCGCTGGCTCGCTTTGCGCAACAGGCTGCGCAGCACGGGATTAACATACAGATTGGTAGCATTTGCGGCTGCTCTGTAGTTTCCCGTGCTCGCAATCTGCTGGCGCAAGACTTGCTGGAGTCAGACTGCGATTACCTCATGTTCATCGACTCGGATATTAACTTCGAGCCAGACGATATTTTCCGCCTTATGGCGTTGGGCACAGACCCCAAGAAGGGCATTGTTGCTGGCGTGCCGCGCACCCGCAACGAGAGCAAAGTTTACATCGCTACGCTCGACTACGACGATAATGGTCAGCTTACCATGAACGGTATGGGCCTTGTACGCGCAAAGCGCGTGGCAACTGCCTTTATGCTGGTTCGTCGTGAAGTCTTTGAGCAGATGGCAGCAGCCCATCCGGAGTGGCAATATTATGATACTCGCACGGATCGCACGCTCACTGCGATGTTCGATTTCAAAGTTACGGAAGAAGGTTACATGGGGGAAGACTTCCTCTTCTGTGACCGTGCACGTGAACTCGGTTTCGACGTCTGGATCGACCCGACAATCTCGCTAGGTCACATGGGCGTACAGGAATACATGGGCAACTATGGGCAGGATATCCTGTATCCGATGGTTGTGCCTAACCAGAAGGTGGCATGATGGCTAAAACCCCGGCATGGCAACGTAAGGAAGGTAAGAACCCCAAGGGCGGCTTGAACGCTAAGGGTCGTGCGTCCTACAACAAAGCTAATCCGGGGAAGCCGGGGCTCAAGGCTCCGCAGCCGGAAGGCGGCCCGCGTAAGAAGTCATTTTGTGCCCGTATGCAGGGCATGAAGAAGAAGCTGACGTCAGCCAAAACTGCCAAAGACCCGAACTCCCGCATTAACAAGTCCCTCCGGGCGTGGAAGTGCTAAGATGGAAATGCTCGTATGGAACATCGTCCTCAGCGGGATTGTCGCGGTGCTTGGCTTCATGGTGAAGGGCAAGTTTGATGAACTCGACCGTCTTGGCATCTTGCTCAACAAAACCCGGGAAGAGGTTGCGCGCGACCACGTCACGCGTGCGGAAGTCAATCAAACGCTCGATAAACTCGCAGAGCGAATCGACAAAAGCATCCAACGCTTGGAAGCCAAGCTGGATGATATGAGGACGAAATAATGCCTAGCACGAGCGCAAAACAGGCTAAGTTCATGCGGGCGGTGGCACACAGCCCGGGGTTCGCAAAGAAGGTTGGTGTGCCGCAGAGCGTTGGGAAGGACTTTTCGATGGCAGATAAGAAGATGAAGAAGTTTGGTGACGGCGCGGCTATTAAGCTGACTGATGCCGAAAAGAAGATGGGTGACGCGCTTATGATGACGAAGCGCGGTAAAGACGTCATGGACGCTCAAAAGCGTGATGAGGCGGCAAAGGCTAAGGCCGATGCTGCAAAGCGTGCAAAAGCCGATAAGCTGTTGGGCGTCGGCATGAAAAAAGGAGGCAGTGCTATGAAAATGGGTGCAAAGATGGCCGATAAAGCTGGTCGCGCGATGACCAAGAAGTCGGCTGACACTATGGGCCGCGCAATGAAGATGAACAAGGGCGGCAAGTGCTACGCAGGCGGCGGTCTCGTCGCTGGGCACAAGTCGGCTGATGGGATTGCCAAGAAGGGCAAGACCCGTGGGAAGATGTGCTAATGCGCCCGTCTCGGGGTATGGGCGACATGAAAGCGTCCAAAATGCCTAAGGCGAAAACCATTCGTCGGAAGGATAACCCCGACGAAGTAACGGTTTATGCCAAAGGCGGCGAAGCCAAAGGCGGAAAGTTCATCCAGAAGGCAATCAAGAAGCCCGGTGCTCTCCGGGCTGAAATGGGTGTCAAGAAGGGCGAGAAAATCCCCGCCAAAAAGCTTGCGGCAGCAGCCAAAAAGCCCGGTAAACTCGGCCAACGTGCGCGCTTTGCGCAGTTGCTGAAGGGCTTTAAAAAGGGGAAGTAGGGTGGCGCGGACGGACGAGGGCAAGTGGAAACGCATCGTCGCTAGCGTAAAAGCTGGCGATAAAGGCGGTAAGCCCGGCCAATGGTCCGCCCGCAAAGCCCAGCTTGCGACCCAGAGGTATAAGAAATCTGGTGGCGGCTATAAAGGCCCGAAGACGGAAGCGCAGAAATCCTTGTCTAAATGGACCAAGGAAGACTGGGGGACTAAATCGGGCAAGCCGTCCACTCAGGGCCCAAAAGCCACTGGCGAGCGTTATTTACCCAAAAAGGCACGTCAGTCGCTGACATCTTCCGAATATGCTGCTACAACTAAGGCTAAGCGAGAAGGCACAAAGGCGGGCAAGCAGTTCGTCAAGCAGCCTAAAACGATTGCCAAGAAGACAGCACGGTTTAGGTAAGGAAGAAATAAATGCCCACTTCAGGCGTCGCAGACTTTAATCTTGATCTCAACCTTCTCATTGAGGAGGCTTTTGAGCGTTGCGGCGCTGAGTTGCGTACGGGCTATGACCTCCGCACGGCGCGACGCAGTCTGAACCTACTTACCATTGAGTGGGCGAACAAGGGCATCAACCTCTGGACTATTGAACAGGGGCAGATCGAGATGGTGCAAGGGCAGATCACGTATAACCTGCCGGTAGATACCATCGACTTGTTCGACCACGTGATCCGCACCCAGACGGGTCAGGCGCAGACGGATATCAATATCAACCGCATTAGCGCCGATACTTACCTGACGATCCCGAACAAAAACGCTCAGGGTCGCCCGATCCAAGTCTGGATTAACCGCCAATCGGGCGCGCAGACCCCAACCGGCATCCAGTATCCAAACATCAATGTGTGGCCTGCGCCGGACCAGAATAACTACTATACGTTCGTGTATTACCGTTTGCGCCGTATTCAGAATGCGGGTGAGGGTATTACCGAGCAGGATATCCCGTTCCGTATGCTGCCCGCTATGGTCGCTGGCCTTGCATACCATCTCTCGCTTAAGCTTCCCGGCGCTATCGAGCGTACAGCTATGCTGAAGCAGATGTACGATGAGGCTTGGGATCAGGCTGCTGATGAGGACCGCGAGAAGGCACCACTGCGCCTCGCGCCTCGCCAGATGTTCTTCTAAGGGGGTGCCGTGCCTAATAGGTTCGCCTCTGGTAAGTATGCGATTTCGCAGTGTGACCGCTGCGGCTTTCGCTATAAGCTCAAGGAACTGAAGTCTCTCGTCATTAAGACGAAAAACATCAACATCCTTGTGTGCCCAACTTGCTGGGAACCGGATCAGCCGCAGCTTCAGCTTGGCATGTACCCGGTTGATGACCCACAGGCGATCCGCAATCCGCGCCCTGATACGACCTACTGGCAGGCAGGTTTGACGGGTATTCGCACTCAACCAAACACGCTTCCAACCGAGGATATTGACGCTTTTGGTACGCCTTCAGGTGGTAGCCGCGTCATTCATTGGGGTTGGGACCCAGTGGGCTTTCAAAATCCCTTGGGTTTATGGGGGCTTCCTGATACATTAGTAGCTAATGGTCAGGTAGGTACGGTAACTATTCAGACGACGGAGAATTGACATGGCTAAGGGTGGTAAGACTAACGAGCAGATGCTGAAGCTCGGACGTAACCTCGCCAAGGTTGCGAACCAGAAGCGCGAAGTGCGCAAGGTCCAGAAGGACATGGGAAAGGTTAACAAGAATGGCTGAGTATAACCAACCTAAGCCAGCGCATAACCCGCTGGGCAATAACGGCTACCCGAATAACGTGGCAAACACGCAGACCGTGAAAACTCGCGGTACTGGTGCAGCTACGAAGGGTACGCATAGCAGCAAGAAGCTTGGCTAATGAACTACGATCAACTCGTCGAAGCAATTAAGGGTTACACCGAAAACGACTTCCCGGATACGGCGGGGTCGGGTGGGCTTACTTCGACTGAGCAGATCAATATTTTCATCGTCAACGCCGAGGAGCGCGTCTTCAACTCGGTCCAGCTTTTGGACCTGCGCAAGAACGTGACCGGCAACATGACGGCGAACAACAAGTATTTGTCAGTCCCGTCGGATTGGCTTGCTACGTTTTCGCTGGCTCTGATTGACCCTAACACAGGGGCCTATACTTACCTGCTAAACAAGGATGTCAGCTTTATCCGTGCTGCATTCCCTAACCCGAACGTGACTGGGCCGCCCACGCACTATGCCTTTTTCGACGTGGACTCGTTTATTTTGGGCCCGACGCCAGACCAGAGCTACGGCGTAGAACTCCACTATTTCTATTACCCGCAGTCGATTACCGTTGCGGGTACGTCATGGCTGGGCGATAACTTTGAAAGTGTTCTTCTTTACGGCTCGCTGTTGGAAGCGTATACGTTCATGAAGGGCGAAGCCGACGTTATTGCCGAGTACCAAAAACGGTACGACGAAGCATTAGCGATGCTCAAGCAACTGGGCGAAGGCAAGAACCGTCAGGACATGTATCGAACACCTCAAGTGCGTTATCCGGTGAGGTAATATGTTGGATGTCCCGACAAAGACTTGCGCTAAATGTAAAACCGTTAAGTCGGTGTTGGAGTTTCACACCCATAAAAACGGTAGGCGTAATCCGAGGTGTAAGCCATGTAGGGCCGAAGACCACCGCGAATATTACAAAGCGCATCCGGATAAATTTAAGGCGTATAAGGCTCGGGCACGGGGTGAAACGGTAGAGGAACGGGAAGCACGTATCCAACGCCGCAAGGACGAAGCGCCAGCCAAACGCAAATTAGCTAAATGGCGGGTGCATATCCGTAAAACTTTGGGAGTTACGGAAGAGCAGTATCAAAGCCTTTATCTGCTTCAGGGGGGTAAATGCGCTATTTGTACCAGCGAAAACCCCGGTGGCAAAAGGGAACGCTTTTGTATAGACCACTGCCATGATACAGGGGCTATCCGTAGCTTGCTATGCGTAAGCTGTAATTCTGGACTTGGGTACTTTAAAGATGATATATCCCTGCTGGAGAAAGCGGCGGAATATCTAAAGGGACACAAATGATTGATTCCGTAGGAACAATGCTAGGTGGGGATGTGATGGTAGTGACCACGCAGGGTCGTGGCTTCACCCCCGAAGAAATTGCTGAGCGCGCTTTGGACAAGATTATCCACGTGGGCAGCAACGCACATCCGGCCATCCGGGACCAAGCAGAAGCATTTAAGGACAGCATCCGTCAGGTGCTCGTTCACTATATGCACGAAGCTGTCCGGTCCCATAACGTGACTCTGGTGAACAAATTTCACAAGGCCGGGCATCCAGAGTTTATCCCCATTTTGGACTCGTAGGTATGGAAGCGCGCGCTTGTTCTACCTGTAAGGAAGTGAAGCCTATAGAGGCTTTTACGCGGCGGCGCACTTTCCGCCCCGGCAAGCTCGTGTCTGTCTGCAACCCCTGCAAAACTACATATAATCGTCGGCGTAGGGCGGAAAACCCAACGCATTACTACGAGATGGAACGTCGCAGTAAGTTTAAGCGGCAGTACGGCATAACCGTAGAAGACTATGACCGCATGTTGGAAGCCCAGAACGGAGGCTGTGCCATATGTGGCGTTAAAGAACCGGGTGGTAGAACTAAGTATTTTGCTGTAGATCACTGCCATGGAACCGGTAAGGTCCGGGGGCTGCTATGCACTAAGTGTAATCGGGGTCTCGGGTTGTTTAATGATGATACGGCTAGGCTGTTAGCTGCGGCTAACTACTTGGAAAGGACTACGAAATGAGTATTACACAGGCAATGTGCACCAGCTTCAAAGCTCAGCTTCTGCTCGGTGTACACGATTTCCGCCCTTCGGGCGACACGGGCGCGGATACTTTTAAGCTCGCGCTTTACACTTCGTCGGCTTCGCTTGATGCGAACACCACGGCGTATACCTCGTCGAACGAAGTTTCGTCGTCGGGCACTAACTACTCGGCTGGCGGCGGCGCGCTGACCAACCTCGGTGTGACTGCGACAAACACGAACGCGGAAACCGGCGTCGGCTTCACCGATTTTGGCGACTTGACCTTTGCTAACGCGACCATCACGGCTCGCGGTGCTCTGATCTATAACACCACGCCTTCAGCTAACTCGAACGCTAACACGGCTTTGACGAACGCTGCGGTCTGCGTGTTGGATTTTGGCTCGGACAAGACGGCTACGGCAGGTGACTTCACCATCATCTTCCCGACCGCCACGAATACCACGGCCATTATCCGGATCGCATAATGATCGAAGAACTTATCAGCCGAGTGTTTTACGCCCGGAATGTAGCGCATTTCGAACATTGGACTGCCAATGGGGTCGGTGCGTATGCGCGGCATAAAGCACTCGGTAAGTTCTACGAAGATGTGATCGACGCTATCGACCGACTGGTCGAGGCGTATCAGGGTGCGTTTGAACTGGTGGGGGCTATCAAGGCCCCCAAAACCAAGGCGGATGACATCCTGCTTATTTTGATTGAAGACGCTGAGTGGATCGAGAAAAACCACGAGGCTATTTGCAAGGGTAACCAAGCGGTAGCCAACCTCCTTGACGGAGTGACTGAGGTTTATCTCACGACGATCTATAAGCTTCGTAACCTGATGTGAGGTAATAGATGGCACTTGTCCTTGCTGATCGCGTACAAGACGTAACGACCACGACTGGTACGGGGACGATTACGCTTGCCAATACACCCCCCACAGGATTTCAATCTTTTGCCGCTATCGGCAATGGCAATACGACCTACTATACCATTTATGGCGGTAACGACTGGGAAGTCGGGATCGGTACTTACACGGCAGTAGGAACGACCCTTACCCGCGATACGGTGCTTTCCTCTAGCAACAGCGGCAACCTCGTCAATTTTGGCGCGGGCGAAAAAACCGTTTTCGTAACCTATCCGGCTGAGAAGTCGGTCAACTACGATGCGGCTGGCAACGTCAACATCAACATCACTGGCAACGCAGCAACCGCTACACGGGCTACAAACCTGTACGATGGCACTGCTGGCGCTATCCCTTACCAGACTGCCGCCAACACCACGACGTTCTTGTCCTCGGCCTCTGGCGTGTTGGTTGGGGGCAATCCGCCGCAGTTTTCAACGACGCCGACGCTTACCGGCACGAACTTCTCGGCTATTCCGAATTCTGCCCTGAGCAATAACTCAGTTACCATTGGTTCGACTGTGGTGTCTCTTGGCGCTACGGCTACGACCCTTGCTGGCCTGACCTCGGTTACGCTGACCCAAGACCCCACTACGGCTTTGGAAGTAGCGACCAAGCAGTACGTTGATACTCTGGCGGCTTCGGGTATCACCTACCACGAGCCAGTTAAGTATGAGGCTCCGACCGCGCTCAACGCTACTTACAATAACGGTACGGCAGGTGTTGGTGCTACTCTGACCAATGCTGGCACGTTGGCTGCGTTTGCGCCTGATGGCTTTGTGACCTCGGTTGGTGACCGCATCCTCGTCTATAATCAGGCGGCTCCGGCACAGAACGGCGTCTACACGGTCACCACAGTTGGTAGCGGCTCCGTTGCATGGGTTCTTACGCGTGCTACGGACGCAAACAGCTACGGCATCGCTAATCCCAATAAGCTCGGCCAAGGCTCTGCTTTCTTTGTTACAAACGGTAATACGGGTGCGGGCGAAACGTATATCTGCAATACAGCGGGCACGATCACCTTCGGCACTACGGCGATCACGTTTGCTCAGATTTCAGACGTTACGGTCTATAGCGCGGGCACTGGCCTCACGCTGAGCGGCACTGAGTTCAGCCTCACCACACCTGTGGCTACAACGCTCGGCGGTACGGGCCTCACGACCTTTGGGGCTGCTAATCGTGCTATTTACTCGTCGGGTACGACTACCCTGACTGCCGGTACGCTCCCCACGGCTGCTGGCGGTACGGGACATACGACATACACTGACGGCCAAGTCCTAATCGGTCGCTCTTCAGATGGTTCGCTTGAAAAGGCTACGCTGACTGCCGGTACGGGCATTTCGATCACCAACGGTTCTGGCGCAATCACAATTACCAATAGCTCACCTAACCAAGTGGTTTCCATCACAGGTGGCGGCACGACAACAGTTGGCGGTAGCTATCCTAACTTCAGCATTTCCTCGGCTGACCAGTATGTGGGTACGGTCACTAGTGTGTCGGCTTCGGCCAACACGACCGGTACAGATGTTGCCGTATCAGTTGCTGACTCCACGACTACTCCGGCGATTACAATCAGCATCCCGACCGCGTCGGCTTCGGCTCGTGGTGCGCTGAGCAGCACTGACTGGAGCACGTTTAATGCTAAGCAGACGGCGCTTGTCTCTGGCACTAACATCAAGACGATTAACGGCAGCAGCATCCTTGGTTCGGGTAACCTTTCGACCCTTACGTCGCCGCTTGCGGTTGTCGGTAACTCCACAGCCGGTGCTGAAATCCGCTTGCCGGAAGACACGGATAACGGTTCAAATTATGTAGCCCTTAAGGCTCCGGATAGCCTCGCAGCCGATCTCACGTTCACATTGCCTACGGCAGACGGCACTTCGGGGCAGGTCCTCCAGACCAATGGCTCAGGTCAACTTTCGTTCGCTACGGCCTCCAGTGGCACCCAGACATTCACCTCATCCGGCTCGATCACGGCAGGGCAAGCTGTTTCGATCAACTCGAACGGTACCGTGTCTGCGACGACTGGCGTTAACCAGAGTGCGACGTTTAACACCGACTATTATTGGGCTTCCGGTGTTTATGCGAGCTTAGGCTCGTACTACGATACGACTACAGGATGGCATTTTGCGGGACTTGGGCTGAACAGCGACTACTACCTAATGTCGTATAAAGTTAGCTCGGCTGGCGCTATCACGAACGTCAATACTGTTTATGTTGGTAGTGGCAGCAGCAGCACCTACAAACGTGGCATTATATTCAGGGATACCACCGCCAACCGGATAATTTATATTCTCGGGGGTGCTGGCCCCACAACCATGCAAATAAACGCTTTTTCAGTCAACACCATTACGGGTGCTATGACCGTTGCAGGGGGCACCGCTCCGTTTGATACCAGCTATAACGCGGGTGGTTTTGACGCGTATTTTGATAGCTATGCTAATCGTACTGTTATTATCAAATATAGCGGTTCGGGTACCGCGAACGTATACGCTTATCAATACGTAACTAATATCGGATTTAACCAAACAGCAGCTACTAGCTTTACAGTAAACAATAGTAACACCGGGGCATTTGCTGCTGCGTTCAATTCAAACACGAACTCGGGCATGGTCTTTTATTCGAGTTCTTCTACTGCCTATACGGCAAACCGAACCGTTACGCTTAATGCTGCCGGTAACAGCATAACGCTTGGCTCCGAATTAGTTCTTACTAACGGTTATGGGTTCTATAACTTTGCCCACGCCGCGTATTTTCCGAGCATTGACCGGTATATTTTGCAGCACGCTACTAGTACAGGTTATTGCTCTACGATGCTACTGAATGCCTCAGGTGCATACGTAGCCCTAACAAGTACGGTGCCCACCAGTAACCTCTACTACAACTGGGCTAACTACGGGTTTTCCAATTCGTACGATACAGTAAACAACGTAGTGTACAATGCGGGTGCGAACTACAGCAATACAGCAATATATACATGGTCTTATACGCTTACTGCAAACAGCACTCCGACGTATGTAAATGGGTCGTCCCTCCTTGGCTCTAGCCTCAGTTACGGGACTTCGTACACGTACGACCCTACTCTTTCACGTGCGGCGATTGTAGTATACCAGTCCAGTACGGGGTATCAGTATGTAGTCGGTTATCTACCCGCTGTGTTCAGCACTACCGCTGATAAGTTTGTAGGTTTCTCGACACAGACCGTGTCCACAGGCCAGTCGGTTACAGTGACGGTTCTGGGCGGCACAAACACTAGCCAGAGCGGCCTCACTACGGGTAGTAACTATTACCTACAGTTAAATGGTTCAATATCCACAACGCCGTCAGCTTATGGGATTGTCGCTAAAGCGTTGAGCGCGACTTCAGCGCAGGTTACTACCGGCGGCGCGTTTAAAAAGCTCATTTCCCAGACAGTGATTTCTGGAAGCCCAGCGTCGATTACGATTACGTTACCCTCAGGGTTTAGCCAATTTGAGCTTACATTCCAGTATGTACGCGGTACTACAGCCACCCCGAATATTACAGCCACTACTTCGGATGGTAGTTCCGTCAACTTTTACGGGCGTGGCTGGTATATTTACGCAGGCTCAAGTTATAACCAAGTCACACAGAGTAGCGCATCGCTCTATCTGACAGGTAACCTAAGTCATGGCACAGGATCACCGTTTGGGGGCAGCCTTCTTCTCCAATCCTCATCAAATGCTTCCTACTGGAATTATCAAATGATGACGAGCTTCTATAACAGTGGCGACTCATATTTTAGCGGGACAGGCTATTCTGACAACACGCCGACGTCGTTAACTATTTCTGGCTTTGGTACTTTCAACGGTGGTGTCATCACTCTCTACGGGATCGGCTAATATGAAAAAGATGGTTGATGGCGTCCTGATGGACATGGACGAAGATGATATCGCTCAATACGAAGCTACGCAGGCTGAAGTTGCAGCACAGAAGCCCGCTGCTGTACGACGTGAACGCGACGACAAGTTGAAAGAGACTGACTGGACCCAGCTTCCCGATGTCCCTGAAGCGATCCAAAATGCGTATAAGGACTACCGCCAAGCACTGCGTGATGTCCCGGCGCAGGATGGCTTCCCTAACGATATCGTCTGGCCTGATCTTCCGGAGTGATTAACCGTCGGTTTCTCGTACTGGTAGCAACTGGCTGGGCGAGCATGGCGCTTGCCCAGACGACCACTAACTACAACACGACCACGACATCGACGAACACCAACAATAACATCCAATCGGGGACGGCGACGAATATCAACGTCAATACCGATACCTCGAATAGCACCATCAATCAGACTGTTAACAGCACAACGAATAGCACCGTTAATAGCACTAATCTCAATACGAACCGGAACTATAACGACAGCACGTCCACCTCGACGAACCTGAATACGAACCGGAATTTCAACGACAGCACGTCCACATCGACGAGCACGTCCACTAACCTCAACACCAACGTATCGACGAGCGATAGCACTTCGACGAGCGTGAACACGAATATCAACGACAGCCGTATGGTTAGCACAAATGTGAACCAGAACACGTCTGTCAGCACGTCGGAAAACAAGAACGTCAACCAGAACGTATCTACCAGCGACAGCACTTCGACGAGCTTCAGCGATAGCAAATCATCGCAAAACGTGACGCAAAAGATCACCTCTCCGCCGCCTTCAGCCATTGCACCAAGTATGATGAGCTACAGCCAAGACCTCTGCACCACTGGCGTATCTGGCGCTGTGCAGACGCAAATCCTTGGTATTTCTGGCGGCAAAACTATTCGCGACAAGAACTGCGAGGCGCTAAAGCTCAGCAAAACCCTGTATGATATGGGTATGCGCGTAGCGGCTGTGTCGCTACTCTGTCAGGATCAACGTGTATTCGACGCCATGAAGATGGCCGGGACCCCCTGCCCGTACGAAGGTAAAATCGGTAAGGAGGCCGCTGCGGCATGGGAAGAAAAAGCAAAGTCCTCCTCGCGGCGCTGATCGCATGGCCCGTCTGGGCGCAAGACTACGACCCAACGCTGATCCCGCCGCAAATCCTCGGTTCTCCGCAAACCATGACGCCGCTGTATGGCGGTGACGATAGCACGCGCCTCGTGCAGCTTGGCTTCCCATTCACGTATTACGGTCAGACCTTCACGTCCGCATGGGTTTCATCCAATGGGTTTGTGTCCTTCTATGGCCCTGCGAACCTATGCTGCGATGGGGTTCCGATGGAGTACGCTCAGCGCAACACGATCTACGCTTACTGGACTGACCTGATCGGGAACCCAAACCCTTACTACAAAACCACGGAAACCTCAGTGCTCTTCGGCTGGTATGGCACGAATGAGTACGGCACGCAGAACAAGAACACGTTTGAGATCAACCTCTCGGCCACTGGCAGTATTCAGATCAATTATGGTGCAGTTGCGAACACATGGCACACGGTTTCGGCGGGGCTGACTGGCCCTACGTCCTCAGATAACATCCAGTTGTTCTACGGTAGCAACGTGCAGGCATTATCGTATCAGTCTGGGTTGCTAAGTCCTGTTGCGCCGGAACCTATCTTTTCTCCGGTTTCTGTGGCTCCCACGCCAACACCTAC